GTCAAACCCAAATATGGGCCAACCACTGTATAAGAGCTTCCCTTGAGAAGCGTATCAAGCATCAATTGCTTACCCACAGCTACCACCAAGTTAGGAAACTTCTCTTCCCATTTCAAATTTCCGTTTGCGTCATGGCAAACAACGTGATACCAACCTTCAATACCCATGCCTTCAGGCACTTTGGCATTGGCATTAAGTGTAGCTACTGCGTAGTCTCCACATCCTTGAGTTTCGTTTGTCATGTTTGCTCCTAGTTTGAACTACGAATTAATGCCGTTGTTGCAGAGTTAACTGGCATTGTAATGGTGAAATTAACTTGAGATTTGTCTGCCCCAAAATCTAAAACAACAATAGATTTGTTGCCCTTGCTTACGTTATAAAGCAAAGCGCACCGAGCAGTAATGTTTGAATTGGGCCACACCACATTGTTGAAATTAACGTATGCCGTGTAACCATAAACATTGACTGTTGCCCCTGTTACCAACTGCCCACCAGCCGTATACCCAGTAGCAACAACTTCATTGGTCGATGAATAAACAGTCGTAGAAGCATTGATGCTTGCATTACCCGTGTACAAAGCAAAGTAAAGCGTATCCGTCAAAAGGTTATGAACCCCCTGATACAACTCAGCTTTGAACGATGTGGTTTGCGTTTGGACTATGCTCATACAACAGGTTGCCTAACTTGACCATCACGATAAGCATCCATACGGAGTTTGCCATCTCCCAAGTTCTTGAGTGATGCCATCGCCAAATCATATCTACTTTTGTACAAAGCAACCATGTCAGCATCACCCTTGACATATGTAATCGCCTCGAACAACGTGCCATTCAACAATGCAGAGTCAAAATTATCACCAACCCAAGTCTCACCATTGACATTGTTTATAGACGTTACCTGCGCCTGGAAACCTATTCCACCACCTATGGATGCAGTCAACGTATCACCAACAACATAATAACAACCTGAGCTGATCAAATTGACAGATGTGACAACGCCACCGCTAACAACAATAGTAGCAGTAGCGCTATTGCCAGTCCCGCCAGTAAGAGAAACATTGTAATAAGTGCCATTTGTATATCCCGATCCAGCCTGATATATAGACAACCCACTTATGGCCGCTTGGATGATAGACGTTGGATAGTAGTAATAATGCAACTCTGCACTGTACGTTATGTTGGGAGTTGGCCCAATGATGAACGTCAGCTCTGCTTCATTACTAGACTGAGGACCAAAGATAGCATAATGCTTTGGCTGACCCGTTACCGATGGATCTGGATAAGCCTCTCTGATAAAGTTCACATCTTTGTTCAACAAATACAAATAACTGTTCGATGAACCTGGCACTGCAGGATATCCAGTCGTTGGATAAACGGCCAAAGAATAAACAGATAGAAAATCGTTGGGACAAGATAAGTACTGATTACCAGAAGTAATAGTACCAGTTACATTCTTCCGCAAAGAAGGCAACTGCACCGTGTTATAGATGCGTTGCTCCGTCTGCTCAATCATGCGATTGAGGTCAACCGTAGGGAAATTGTTCTCTACATAGTCATTAACGGCAGTAACCAGTTCACTGTAATACATTATGCCATCGGTCCTCTAGCAATTCTTCCACGCTCAGCAGCGCCATTACCCCTAGTCTCTTCACCAGTGGTCTTGATATCGTCCATGTGACCAATAGAAACCCCACCATTCAATGGAGTCCAATTGTGACGAGTAGGCATCTTCACCGCCATGCCAATATCAGGATGATCAGGATTTTGCTCAATCGCCTCTGCACCAAACTTCTTATCATTCATGTGATGAGGAGGTGCATACTCAGAAGCCGTGCCATTATAAACACGCTTTGGCTTGACAATAGCTGGGCTATTCTTGGTTGTGGGTTTCATTTGTGTAGGCATCATCCACCTCTTCCACGTTGGTTCATAGCACGAGCCATGTTGCGTCCAACTGCTTTCATGGATTCACCTGATACACCAGCCAAACCACCCTTCTTCAACTTAGAAAGATTGGTGTGTTTGCCAGGATGCTCTTGCTTATCGTGCATAGCAAAAGCCTTTTTGATCAGCTTCTTGTCTTCTTTAATGTCATCGTGCTTAGCCATGTTTAACTCCCTGTAATTGTTACCGTACCTACCGATGTCGTTGCTACCAAATAGTTTGGCGTTAATCCCGCATCATTGGCAGAAGCCCCACCAACTGGATTCCATCCCCATTGAATATCTCTCGATCCCCCAGAAGGAAAACCTAAAATATCCAAACCAGAAGCGTCATAACTCAAATCAGGTCTTGGCTGCCTTACACCCTGTGGATCATCAACTGGATACATACCCAATTGAAGTTGAGGATGATCTGGATCCCAACACTCAGGACAAACTTTCAGTTGATATAGTTTAGTCTTAATGACCTCAAACTTCAACTGTTTTAATTTGTACCTCTGCCCGCACCGATCACACTCGGCAATCGAGTATTTACCTGATGCAAACCTGTTACCCATTACGGAGTACTTCCACCAATAAACATTTGTCTAGGCACAAAACGAATAGCAGCTTTTTCACGATCCTCGCCCGCGGCAAGGTTGAACTGCTCATCGTACTGGCCCTTCAACATCTCAATCCTGTTCACCAACTCAGGCACTTTGGTGGCTATGTGATAAGCCAACCCAGCTGCAGCAGCAGGCAAAAACCTGTAGTTCATATCCTGAGTCTGAATACCTGAGCCAGTATCCTGAACTCTCCTCATTCTCCAATACACAAATGTATATGTAGTAGAACCATCTGGAGTAGGCCAAACCGTTATGGCTGGCAACTGAGGAACGTAAATCTTTGCAGTAGCCGCATGAGCTGCTGCAGTCGTATTGTTCTGCCCACGAACACAGTTGTACAAAACATTACCAGATATATACTGGTAATAAATGGTTTCCGAATCAATCTGAATATAGCCCTGAGCAGCTAGATTGACCGTACTGGAAATTGTGATTGTGGTATCTGTCGTACCTATACTAGAAGATAAAGTAACGGCAGTATTGGTCTGATCATACAAAGGGTTAGTCTCACCCGAAAGCCTCTGTACCCATACTTGAATTGGCCTTGCCTGAGTCAACTTGTTTGGGATCGTAGCGTAAGTAGAAACGCTAATACGAGTGATGTTTAAGTCAGCCTGATTGTTGGTCTGATTTGCATTTGTACGAATCACATGATCCAACAAATCAATCGTATCCGATGGCAAAGCATATGTATTCAAACCTTGAGTCAGGACAATACTGCCCTGCTCAATGGTCCACATATTGATGCCACGATTCTGCCACTCTATCGTCATCAGGTTCATTGACCTGCGAGCAGTACGCAAGTCATAACCTGAGCGCAGTTCACGCCCAGCACGCTCCCACGCTTCCTCGGCTAAATCCGTGAAGTCAAGGTCAAATGAGGTTGTGCCAGAAGTGCTCATTCTGCCGCAGGTGTTTCAGCTACTGGTGTATCCACCACAGGAGCATCAGGTACAGAATCAACAACAGGAGCAGCATCTTCACTTACTTCTTCCGCAGGTGCATCAGTAGCAGTATCAGGCAAAGAAATAGTGTCAACAGATGGAGCATCCTCAGAGGATGAATTATCATCAACATGATTCTCCAATGTTTCTATGATTGCTTTTAAACGATCATCGTGATCACCGTATGCACTGTTGTGCGATGCAGCCAATCTTTTCAGTTCGCTCAGCAAATACTCAGCCTGTTCTTCAAGGTGTGATAGTAAGCTCATTTTAATGCCCTCATGTTATCAATCAAATTAGAATAAGGTCTGCCCGCCGCTTTAGCCATAGCCTTTGCTTTTGCCTTTTTAGCAGAGCTAAGCTTTTTATGCTTCTTGGCAGGATTGGGGGTGTCCCAAACTTCTCCCCCCTTTTTATAAAGCGATACATCTTGGGGTTTATCCTTGCGATGTATCACCTTTTTACCAGGCATTTTTGACGGGTTAATGTCACCCATACCACGGCTTGCTAACATGTTAGCTCACTTGTGCTTGTGATGAACATGACCACCATGAGCCATGTGTTTTTGATGCTTATGCAAATGCTCTACCACTTCGTGGTGAACCTCATGCCCAGCAGCATGCTCACTATAGTGATGGTGATGATGAACGTGACCACCAGCTTCATGTTCTTTCATGTGATGAACATGGTGCTTGTGCTCATGGGGGTGCTCATGGCCGTGAGGATGTGCGGGTACTTCGTGATGTGATTTCATGTTCATTCCTTAGCAAATTTTGCCGCCACGTTTTTTGGCATTAATGATTGGTCCTGTACCAATGTCATTGCCCTTCATCTTAGGCATCATGGCACGAGTGTGACCCTTCTCTTGAATAGCATGTTCGCCATGAGGACGGTTACCTTTTCTCAAGTCTCCGCCTTTTTCCATGTGGCTTGGCTCCATGCGAACGTCACCGCCCTTGGCATAGTGGTGCTTAGTAGCTTTACCACCGTGCTTGAGCATCTTCTCGCCCATCTCTTTAGAGTGTGGCTCGCCCTTTTCCATAGTCTTGCCACCAGCTTTCATCGCCATCTTGAGATGGTGGTGAGCCATCTTCATGTGATGATGATGATCTTCAGCCTTACCGCCATGCTTCATGCCAGGCATAGCAGGAGCAGCAGCAGGAGCAGCCATAGGTGCTTTGCGGGGCATCGCTCTGGCCATCATAGCGGCAGCACGGGGATTCATTCCCATACCACCCATAGCCATTTTCTTCTCATGTTTCTCGTGTTTCATAGTTCCACCTTCTTTAAATTTTTTGCCTTTATCGGCATTTACAAAATCTTCACCTACCTTTTGGGGTATGTGAACCTTCTTTGCAAACGCCTTGTTGTGAGCGATTGCTTCCATAAAATCATGCTGCTTCTTGCTATGAGATGGCATGGGCATTCTCCATTAGTCGATCAATTTTGCTTTCCAGCCTGTCCAATCGATCCAACACTCTGTTGATATCGGCATGGACTTCTGCTTTGGTCACATACTCTTTTGCCATCTCTTCCCGTGTCCGATTGAGCAAAATAGTAATGCGTTGCAACTCTGCTGATTTCTCTCTCAACACCCATCCTAAAATAGCGACAAGCAAGGATAGAACTGCATTCCACATCGTTGTGTCCATTATAGGTATCTACCTTTTGTATGTCCACGTTTTGCAATCCCATCTGCACGTTTAGATGCATGACCAAATACCACAGTAATGCTTTTATCACCCCTCTTGTCTGCCGCTTTTACTGCCGCTTCAGCACTGGGGTAATGTCTGATTTTCCCACCCTTTTTCTTGCCCTCAATCTGTGGCTGCTCTATCGAGTCAGGCAAAGGCTGTTGGTCAGGATTAAATACTTTCTGTCTTGCAGACTCAGCAGCATCAGCGTCTTCTGGTCTTGGTTTAAAACCCATGCCAGCGCCTCTGCCACCAGTTACATACTGTTGCAAACGGCTTTGATAGTCAGCTTCTTTTTTAGCATTCTGCTTGGCAGCATTGTTGATGATATTCAACTGCTCTTGCATCTGCTCAGGTGGGGAATTAATGTTCATGCCGCCCATATTAAATCATCCTTCCTTTAGTATGACCCTTTTGAGCAATACCGTCAGCACGTTTAGATGGTGATGATCTGGTTATTCCACCTTTTGCATGATGCTTAACTTTGCCACCACGCTTCATCAAGTCACCGCCTGGCTCTTTAGGAGCGCCAATATCATCCCTAATGCCTGGCCCATAATCTTTTTCTTCCTTCATCATGGGTGCAGGCTCGGCAGAAATCGTTGTTTTAGAAACAGATCTCTTCACTGGCTTCTTATCCAGTGCGCCTTTTTCAATTCTCTCTTGTGCATCTTTAGTCAGAGTAACTCTATCGCCTGATGTGGCAGCATCTGCAGCCATGTCACCAAGACCAGATGCATCAACTAATGTTTTACCAATACCTGTTGCATTGTCAATCAAACGACCTGCAGTGTATCCAGCTCCAAGAGCACCAAGCGCCAATTTACCACGGCCACCCAAACGACTAGCCGCACGACTAGCAGCTTCTTCAACAGAATCAACGGCAGCACCACGCAAACCATTTGTGCTTTTAAGTGCTTTCTTGATGTCTTCACCAACACCTTTGACCACATCTTCTTCACGAATGTTAGGAACTCTATCCCATTTTGTTGCCATGTTAAACCATCCTTCCTTTGGTCAGCCCCTTAACGGCACATCCATCAGCACATTTCCATACACGCAAACTCTTGTTGATCCTGCTATTTGGATCGTTGGCGGTTTTGGATGAAGTCAGCTTTTTCTTCATCCCTTCCATCCGAGCGCAAAAACTTTTCTTCCTTGATCCGCCCTCGGGTTGGGGAGCTTTTAAATTCATCCCCTCCCTCTTTGCTGAGGCTCGACCCTTGGCGTTTAGACCGCCATTCGGATTCTTCCCTTCTTTGCGTTGCCATGCGGGGGTGCTCATTATGTGCTTCCAGCATCAGCATTGTTCTTAATCAAATAACCTTCTTGCGAAACCGTTAAGGCCGCAGTGCCAG